GTTTGAATCTTATTCCATTTATGTAAGAGATAAGCATCCTTCAAACAATGTTCAGCAGCCTTGGCATCACCTTTTAGATAGTTGGCTGCAAAGTTATCAAAGCGACGATTCCAATCAGCACGTGCTGAGTTTTCTGAAGATTCAAGTGATATGTCAATACCGTAACCTTGGGCCGTTGAACAAGCATCCCATAAGTTATTGTACACCTTCAAAGCATCGACAACAAGACCTGAAGCAAAGATGGCGGCATCTCCATATTTCTTTGCCATAGTTTTCGAGTCGATAACGGCAGTGTTTGGAGCCTGGTTGTAGTCTTTATCGCCACTCATTGACAAGAATGAGATACCAGCGAATGAACTACGGTTCTTAAATACGTAATCTTCTACCTTATCCCAATCATCAACAATAATAGTATTAGAGACATTATGACGTATACCTTCATCAGCGCATAGTTCTTCATTTGTACCTGCCACGACCCAGTGTTTCTGAGCCAATTTTACTTTCTCTAGGTGGTCTACACCAAGTAGATCGTCCTTCATCATTGAACCCTTGTGTGGAATGATTGGAAACGACACTACGACATCAGTACCACCAGCTGACCATACCGATTCTTCTGCCATGTATGGATTTGATTTGATGATCGCCTGAGTTACCTCAGACTCTTTGTTCATTTGGACATTTCTGATGTACATCGGCGAGTGTTCAGCATGGATACCAGACGCGGTCTGGAGAAGGACTGAAGCATTACCGCTAGGCTTAACACAAGTAGTCCGAGCGGCAGGATTAATACCAATAATGGCTGCGACTTCTTTATTAACTTCTTTAACAATCTTCGCTCCCTTCTCTAGAACTTTAGGGTTGAACAAAATATCAGGTTGATTCATCCATCCGGTGATTGATACACCAAGTAGAGCTTCACGGTCAAAGATTTTTTTAGATGTTGGCGATAAAAATTTAAAGTCTGTATAGCCAGCCTGCACGGTACCGAGGATAGCACCAGCACGGCATGCTTTATAGAAGTCTTCTTCTGTCTTACACATACCACCGTTGATCTCTGTCAGGTTACAACCCTGCCAACCTGACTCACCATCGATCTGTGGATACATACCGATCTCAACACAAGGATTCGTCGTATGCTCTGGTGACTCAACAAAGACGAATCCTGGTTCACCAAACTGCTTTACTGATTCCATCAGTTTAGCGAACTCTTCTTTTTTAGCTTCACTACGTACGATGACAGCTGAGTTATTTGAACGACCACGTTGTGGGTTATCAATAAACCAGTTACCAGTTTTTGCGTTCATCATAGCTTCGTCATCCGGTGAGAATAAACAAATAGTAGCCGAACGACGTACACCACCAGATAATACGGCATCAGCTGCATGCATAGTAATATCGTAAACATTGATTGGTTGTAGATCTACAGCACCTTTTTGATCCATTACGATTGACTGAAGCATGTGTTCGATCTTATCGAGTGATCGACGTAAACCCTCAGGTCCTGGTGCTTTAAATCCACCAGATATCTTGGCGCCCTTTGGTCGAATCTGACTAAGATCAAAGAACACCCGACGACCCTCAAAGTCTGTATGCTTTCCGCCACCAACAAAGTATGAAGACATCAGTACGTCAAGAGCTGAGGCCCAACCCTCGATTGAGTCTTCTACCACGTAACCTTTTGCTTGTTTTGTTCTGTTTTGAATCTGTGGTAACTTTGCGATGTGATGTTTCTGTACGGAGAATCCAGCACCGGCACCACACAATAGGATATAGAATACTTCACCAAAAAACTCAGGACGATCAGCATAGGAAGACGTACAGTTATACATACGCATTTGGTGTTTCAATAGTTGTTCACCACCAAATTGAAGAGAACGTTGAGCAGCGAGTACGCGCTGTTCATGATACGCCTGACGTGCTTCTTCTAGGAATGGCGCAAGGGCGTTACCCTTGTCTTTATAATTCTCAGCATGCATGTCAATGACACGGTCCACTGCCTCATTCCAAGTCTCATATCGATTATCATCATCCTTGTAACGAGAGTATCCCTCATAAAACTTGGTTTCAGACAAAAACCTTCTTGTGTCAACATGTGCTGTTGCCATCACTATCTCCTATTGCTGATTTTATTTTCTTGAACTATTATATATCATTCTGCAGATTTTGTAAACCCACATAATGCACACATATTTTAGAAAATATTTTTCTTAATCATTAAAATATTTTTTGCACATTTCTAGCATATCATCATACTTTGCGACCTCTTCCATTTCTTTCTCGATCGTTTCCATAATGTCTGGGTGTTCACCAACTCCAACGGGATGAGCTAGATAAACCTCAATGTTTGCTACGTGCTTGTCAATATGGCCTCGAGCGTGAGACTCAAAAGCGGCTAGAAGATCGGCTCTTAGATCTTTCATTTCATTCTCCTAAAAGTTTACTTTCATTAAATTCATTTAATCCTTCGATCTTAGCATTGACTTTACGATGTCCATTCCAAGCCATAAACCCACCGATACGTAACGCCCAGTAGGCAAGGTAGTTTAAGAAATGAAAACCATTCTGTTCAATGTTAATGTCTCTGAATATTTCATCTGCTTTTTTCTGAGTAAGCACACCCATCGTTTCCTTGCCGTACTTACGCAGTAGAGTTTCATACTTATATGCATAATCATGTACTAATCCACCCATCAATAAAACACCGGTTGGTGAAAGCCAGGTATGAAGAAACTTAGGAATGGACGCACCATCGAACTTGAAACCAGCTGGAATAACATATTCCTCTCCACCAA